TAATCCTCAAAGTTATGTAAACTGATAAATACTTTGTAGGAGTTTGTAATGGCTAGAGCGAAAAATCCACGTAATGATTTAATTAAGAATATTGGTACTCGTTTGGGTGCCGGTATGGTTGATGTAGAACTAGATCCAGATCACTATAACGTTGCAGTTGAAAAAGCACTTACTAGATATAGAATGAGAAGTTCTAATAGTATGGAGTATGCTGGATTATTTGTTAAATTTACAGCAGGTCAACAAACTTACACATTACCAGATGAGGTTTATGAAGTAAGAAAAATTTATCGTAGAAGTGTTGGCGGAGATAGTGGCACAGGTTCTGAAGTAGATCCTTTTGATTTAAGTTTTACTAACTTGTATATTTTACAAGCAGGTAGATATGGTGGATTAGCAAACTATGAAGCATTTAGACAGTTCCAAGAAACTGCCGGAAGATTATTTGGTAGTGAACTTAACTTTCACTGGAACAGGAATTCAAAAGAGTTACAAATTTTTAGAAACATCAAAAACGATGAACGTGTACTAATTGAAACGTACAACGAAAAACCAGAGTCTACTTTATTACAAGATAGATATTCAAAAGACTGGATTGAAAACTATGCATTAGCACAATGTAAGTTTATACTAGGCGAAGCAAGAAGCAAGTTTGGTAGTTTACCAGGACCAGCAGGTGGTGTATCATTAAACGGTGATGCACTTAAACAAGAAAGTGTTGCTGAGATGGAAAAACTAGAACAAGAGTTATTAAGATATTCAGAAGGTGGAGAACCACCAACGTTTATTATAGGATAATACGGTTGACATTTCTGAAAAACTATACTAAAATAAAGCATTAACACAAAGGATAGAAGATGCTAATAGGCATTTGCGGTTTGATAGGGAGCGGCAAAGGAACAGTTGCAGATATACTGGTCAGAGATTATAAATTTAAAAAGTTAAGTTTTGCTGATAAGTTAAAAGACACTGTTGCACATTTATTTGATTGGGATCGTGCAATGCTAGAAGGCGATACCAAAGAGTCACGTGAATGGCGTGAAGCAGAAGATTCATTCTGGACAAAAGAAACAGGAAAATCTATAAACCCAAGATTAGTATTACAGTTATTTGGTACTGACTGTATGAGAAAAGGCTTCGATGAAAATATTTGGGTAAGTTTTGTAAAGAAAGAAATTATATCTAATCCTGATGTTAACTATATCGTACCTGATGTACGTTTTCCAAATGAAATAAAAGTTATAAAAGAACTTGGTGGACAAATTTGGCAAGTAAGAAGAGGCACATTACCATTATGGTGGGCCACTGCTATTAACACTAATGAAAATTGGCACTATGTCGAAGGAAGTCATCATACTATGAAAGCAGTTTTTCCAGATGTACATGAAAGCGAATGGCGTTGGGCAGATAATGATGACAAATTTGATCACATTATAAATAATGATAGTACAATGGAAGACTTGGAAGAAAAAGTTAAAAAAATAATTAACAATAGTTTTTAGTCCCATAAGGTCGATGATATATATTGGGACCTTTTTTATCTCTAGACATAAACCCCCCTTTACAGCAAAATCTGATAAATAATTTATAATACAAAGCCTTAGGAGGGTAAAATTATGGCAACATTAGTATCACCGGGCGTGTCAGTTAGTGTAATTGACGAGTCCTTTTACTCCGCGGCTGGTAACGGAACTGTGCCACTATTTGTGATTGCGACTGCTAAAAATAAATCGCATCCATCAGGAACTGGTACAGCATCGGGCACAGTTAGTGGAAACAAAATGACATTGGTGACTAGTCAGAGAGAATTGCTTACTACTTTTGGTAATCCAATTTTCAAAACTACTGGCGGCACACCAATTCATGGCCACAACCTAAACGAATACGGTCTATTAGCGGCTCACTCATATATGGGTGCTAACAATAGAGCGTTTATTCTTAGAGGTGACGTGGACTTAGCAGAATTAGAAGGTTCTGCATCTGCACCTACAGGTGATCCAGCAGATGGATCATATTGGTTAGACCTAGCAAACTCAACATATGGTATCTACGAGAGAGTATCAGGTAATTGGGTTTTCAAAGGCGACACTGTAAAAACTTTTGAAAAAGATGCAGATCTACAATCAAACGATTATCCAATTGAAAGTTATGGTAAGAATGGCGACTACGCTGTAACAGGTAAAAATAACTTGTTAAGATTCTACCAAAAAACTTCAACAGGTTGGCAAATACTTGGTAGAGATGACTGGGTTACAGGCTCTGGAAACAAAGACTTCCAGTTTGCTTCACACCTAAGAATCCCAACTACAAGAAGCGATGGCTCAGCACTACAAGATGGAGATGTTTATGTAAGAACATCAGCACCTAACAAAGGTACATCTGTTGTAGTTAAAGTATATTCAAGTGCATCAACATCATTTGTTGCGAAAGCATCTCCGATCTTTGACGGAACTGATTCAGCATTATCTAATTATAATAATGCTCCAGCAGAAAATGATTTGTATGTATTGTTTGACTCAGAGTCAGATGCTCAATCATTACAAGTTGCTAACTTTAGAGTTAAGAAGCACAATGGTAATAGTACAACATCTGTAACAGGCTCACAGGCTGTTTCAGGAACAGGTACACTTACTGCTTCAAACACAATTACAATCAACGGTTCAACTGTAACTTTTGCTACATTGTCAGGACAAGATGATATTGTAAGACTTGCAAGTCAGATCAATGCATCAAGTATTGCAAACATTGAAGCATCAGTTGCTAATGATAAGTTAACTATTACTAACTCAGCAGGTAAAGATATTGCTATATCAGGCACAGGTACTATCTTAACTGACATCGGGTTAGCGGCAGGAACTTATTCGAACTGGAGTAATGCATCATTTACACCGTCAGCGTCAGCACCAACAGGTGCAACACCTAACGGTAGACTATGGTACGATTCAAGATCAACTACAATCGATCTTGTTGAAGTATTTGATGCAGGTTCAAACAACGGCTGGAGAACATATTCTTCAGGTACAGTTACTAAGAGCTCACAAAGACCATCAGCACCAAGTGCAAATGATATTTGGATTGATACTTCAAAATTAGAAGACTATCCAGTTATGTACAAGTGGGATGGTAGTGCGTTTATTCAGTTAGATGTTACAGACCAAAGTTCAAGCAATGGTGTGTTGTTTACTGATTTCAGACCAGAAGGTGCAACAGCATTTGATAGCGATGCACCGAATGCAGATAACTATCCATTAGGAATGGTAGGCTGGAACACTAGAGGTTCAGGTTATGTTGTTAAGAAATATAACACTGCACACCCAGACGGAGCACGTTGGGTACTAGAGTCAGGCTTAAGAACTGATGGTAGTGCATACTTTGGTCGTCACGCACAGAAGAAAGTCATTACAAAAGCAATGCAGGCGGCACTAGTTTCTAACCAAGAAATTAGACAGGAAACAACTAAGTTTAACTTAATGGTTGCTCCTGGTTTCCCTGAGTTGATTGATGAAATGAATGCTCTTAACATTGAACGTAAGGAAACAGCATTTATTATCGCTGATACTCCTTTCAGACTACAACCAAATGGAGTTGCTTCATGGGCAACTAACGGAAGTAATGCACCAGAAAATGGTGAAAAAGGCTTGTTAACTACAGGTCCAAACATTGGCGTATACTATCCATCAGGTTTTGCAACAAACGTAGATGGAAATAGCGTAATGGTTCCAGCATCACATATTGCAGTTAGAACTTATGCGTTTAACGACAGTGTTGCGTTTCCGTGGTTTGCACCAGCAGGTTTCCAAAGAGGACTTGTTAATAATGCAACATCAGTAGGTTACTTAGATGATGAAGGCGAGTTTGTAGCGATTGCGTTGACAGAAGGTCAAAGAGATGTTCTATATTCCAACAAGATCAACCCAATAGCGAACCTTCCAAACAAAGGTCTTGTTGTATTTGGTCAAAAAACTCTACAACCGACAGCAAGTGCATTAGACAGAGTTAATGTCGCAAGACTTATTAACTTCCTAAGAGTACAGTTTGATGAAGCGGCAAAACCGTTCTTATTTGAGCCAAATGATGCTCAAACAAGACGTCAAGTATTGTCAGTTTTCAATAACTTACTAGGCGATGTGCAGTCAAAAAGAGGACTATTTGATTTCTTAGTAGTTTGTGATACTACAAATAACACACCTATTAGAATCGATAGAAACGAACTATACATTGACATTGCAATTCAACCAGTAAAAGCAGTAGAATTTATCTACATACCAGTAAGAATTAAGAATACTGGAGAAGATTTAGCATCTGCAGGTTAATTGTTAGAAACAAAATACAAAATGGGGGCCCTTTAAACCGGGTCCTCATTTTTTTTGGCAAAAGTGATAAATAAATTATATAAGAAGTGATTATTTTAATCCAACGAGGAGACATATAAAATGGCTACATTTAATAATAAGTTTGGTGTTCCACTATCTGGTACAGGCGCAGGCTTTGAAAACAGTGATGTGTTACAACCAAAACTAAAATACAAGTTCCGTGTTTTAGTACAAGACTTTGGAGCAGGTGCAGGACTTAACGATCTATCACAGAACGTTGTAACTGTTGGCCGTCCAAACATTAACTACGGTGAAAGTCCGATTCACTCATTCAACTCAGTTGCATACATTATTGGTAAGCACGAGTGGCAAACACTTGAACTAGTTGTAAGAGATGAAGTAAACAACAACATTGCGGCATTAGTAGGCAATCAGATTCAGAAGCAAACTGACCACATTAACCAAACATCACCATTAGCAGGTAATGAGTATAAATTTAAAATGCAAGTTTCATGGCTAGACGGTGTTGGTACTCCACAAGAGACATGGTCAATGTTAGGTTGTTTCTTGCAGTCAGTAAACTACGACTCAGGTGATTACGCGGCAAATGATCCAGTACAGATTACAATGACTATCAGATATGATAATGCATTCCACGGTACTGGCGTATTTGAAGGCGCACCAGATAGTATTGCGGCGGCAGATATTACTTCAGCAGTAGCAGACCAAGTATCTGAATAATTCAGATAGTCGGAGGCTATAGATGAGTAAGTTCTACATCGATACTCGCTACGCAAGTAAACTGTATGGTCTTAGAGGACAGATACCTCGTTGGAAAAATATGTTCTTTGCGAGATTTGTTCCGGAAGTTGAATCTTCTGGGCAGTCTCCTAGTAAGTTGATACAGATTATTACCGAGCGTTTAAAGATTAGAAAAGATCCGTTCTTCTCAAAAACGGATATGGCATTGTATAGTCGTATATTGTCTATTACCGGTCCGCAAATACAAATCGAGTCTCAGAAACTTAATCAATATAATCGTAAAAGAATTGTACCAATAAATTATGACTACGGTGATGTACAAATTACCTGGCGTGATACAGTTGATTCTGTTGCAATGAACTTTTGGAAAACTTATTACTTGCATTTTTTCAATCAAGCAAAAGTTACTTCAAGAGATCCAGGATTTAATGATGACGCATTAACAGCAGATACATTTAACCAATGGGGTTTCAATTTAAGAGATAGAGAAACTAAACAAAACTTTTTTAAACGTATAGAAATATATCAAATGCAAGGTGGATCATTTACAAGATATGATTTGATCAATCCTTACATTACAAGTTGGGCTCATGATAGTTTAGGTGCAGATGAATTTGCCGCAGTTGGTGCTCATACTATGAATATTGCTTACGAGTCAGTGCAATACATTGTGCATGAACAAAAAATACTTAGAAGTCCGGCAAATGAAATGATTATTGATATGCTTAATACTGATATTGCAGGAAACTTAGGTGAATTAACTGAAGCAGATATCAAAAAAGGTATAGATATATTTGGCGATCTTACTGATTCAAATGAATTTGATGATGTAGGTACAGCAAACAATCTAGAAGCAATTAATAATGCACAGAAAA